TTCTCATGCGTTGACCTTGTTTATCTACATCCCAACAATAGGAGCGGAGTTCTTTGATGAGGTTCGTGCTTTGCTTGGTCACTAAATAATCTTGCCTTTGCATTACATCAATCCCGTAGTTAATCGAATCAGCTCCTTTGGTAACCCCTTTGATTGTTTTGCCTTGACGTCTTATCTCTTCGATGGACTTAGGTTCACTTGAATCAGCGTAGATGATAACGCCTGACGGAAGTATCTTAGCGATGTCCGAGTTGACCATGCCTGTGCGGTAGACTAATTCGTTTATTATCCGTGTTCCGTTATAATTGTAAATCTCAATTGCAGCAGTAGGGTCATTCGTGTATCCAAAGTCAAGTCCTATGCCTATTAGCTTCGCCTCTTTTGGTATGGTGTCTATCTCTTTCCAATTGTTGAAGACCACTCCTTCAAGGCTACCTACCTCACCTAGACCATACACTCGCCACCAATTAGCCCAATAGGAACTCGTAGCTGCCTTGTCACGATTCTTCTCTATTTGTGTGACAATAGACTCATCTAAAGCCTCGTTGTCTTTGTAGGTTAAGATTATAAAGTCCGTGTCAGGTTCGTCTTTTAGTTCCTTGTGTACCCAAAATTCATTTGCAGGGTTAAAGTCCAAATACACCTCACGCTTTGTACGGATAGCAAGCTCATTGTAAGACTCAAACGTCACGTTGTTGCACTCGTTGATATACAAGATGTCACGTCTCGCACCACGCAGTTTAGATGCATCGTCTGCTGAGAAGAACTCTACAACGCTTCCGTTTTTAAATTGGTATGTAAGTAGCGACTTGTTTAATTGTTGGTCATTAAATCGGTTAGTCCACTTTAGTATTTTAACAAAGTCTTTTAATGCTCCCCTTCTTAGATGAGGGATGCTTTCGGCTACTATGCTAATTTCAAGTCCGTCTTTGCGTAGTGCCTTGTCAATTAACACCGCAAGAATTGAGTACGTCTTAGAAGCCGACGTGCCACCTTGAACAATCTTGATGCGGTTCTTTAACCCAAGTACCTTATTCGTTGCTGTTGTCCTCTTGTACATCAGGGAATAGTGGTAACTCGGTTATTGTTTGCTCTACCTGCTGAAGCGGTGCGCCATAGCCTGAGTCCATCAATGCTTTGTAGGCAGCTACATCGCCCTCACGAGCCTTTTTAATCAACGCTAAGGTCATCAAATCCTCCTGAGACATTGTTTCCTGCTCACCTGTTAAAGGGTTCTTTAGGGACTGATTTACTTCAAGCCATTGACGAGCTATTGTGCTTCGGTTCTTTGCACCCTTAGGTCGTCCGTTTGGATTTCTTATCTCGCCTTTCTGTGCAGGTATTAAATTTTGTTCGTTTGCCATCTTTCTAATTAATCTCTAATTATTTCTCCGTTACGTTTAATTACTAAACTCGGGTCAAGTTTTCTCATTCGGTCAATGATAACTTGGCAATACTTCGGGTCTAATTCCATTCCGTAGCACTTGCGTTTAAGTTGGTGTGATGCTACCATTGTAGAACCTGAACCTAAATAAGCATCTAAAACTAATTTAATTTCTTTTTTAGAATGTCTATCCGCATATTCAAAACACCAGCTCATTATTTCAATAGGCTTTTGTGTTGGGTGATTTTTTTCCTCTCTGTTTGCTTTTGCTCTTGCGTATTCTTTTATCCTTAGAGCATTGTTAAAAGAAGTCCAAGCCATCTCTCCATCTGCTAAACTAAATCCTCTTTGTCCTTTATCCCAAATAAGCCATCCCATTGTAGGAGGCAAATCATCTGTAAAATAGTTTCCACCCCATATTATTTGATTGTCCGTTATTTGACAAAGATATTGCAATACTCCGCTTTCAGGTTTTGATTTATCCCAATCAGGTGCGTCATAAGATTTCCACCCATTTTTATCTGCACCACCTTTACCGTCTCCTTTTCCTTTCAACATTCCACCGTAATCAATTCCATACGGAGGGTCTGTTAATAAAAGTTCAGGTTTATTTCCGTTCAACAATTTTTCTATTAAATCGCTATCTGTACTATCTCCGCAAAGTAAACGGTGTTCTCCTATTTCAAATAAGTCTCCTAATACTATGTCCGTGTTTATTTCGTTTGGAACTTCGTAATCATCTTCCTCAGCTTCGAGTATTTCTTGAACGCTTAAATCAACAGGTAAATCTAATCCCCACTCGTCTAACTTTTCAGTATCCCATTCGTTAGCTAACATATCCCAGTCCCATTCTCCGAAGCCTACGTTATCTTTTACTATAAATTCGTCTTTTTGTAGTTCGGTTAGGTTCTCAGCTTTTACAATATACACTTCTTTCAATCCGGCTTCCTTACACGCTTTTAAACGCATATTGCCACCAAGCACTATGTTGTTTTCGTCTACTACTATTGGTCGTAGCTCAAGCATCTGAGGAAACTCCTGTATTGATTTGACTAACTTTTTAAACTTATCGTCTTTAATTAGACGTGGGTTCTTTGGGTTCGTCTTAACCTCGCTGATTTTTACTTTATCTACTTTCATGTTAGGCTTCGTATGCTTGGTAAATCTTTCTTAGGTTGAATACAATCTCTCTAAAGCAGGAAGCGCATGAGCTTGGCTCTAAACGTACTTTCATTACTCGTGAGTAGATTTCTCTTACTCTTGTTACTTCGCTTGGTTTGAAGGTGTCCTTTTCAAGTATTCGTGTTTCAGTAAGCCAGTTGTACTCCTCCTCAGTTAGGCACTCAGGTTTGCGGTATGGGAACCATTCGTTGAGTTTCTGCTTACGCTCTTCGCATCCGCAGTCTTCTCCTGCTATAAATTGTACGAGTTTCTTGATACCTGTAGCCTCAGTTATTTGCTCTATGGTATCTCCTAAACCTTGTGCTTTTCTTGGTGTTCGTGTTTTTGCCATTTTAGTTATATTAAATCAAAATCTTGGTTTGTAAAATCTTGGTAGTCCTCGCCTACCTCTTCTTTCAATCTTTCCTTACAATTTTTTAGCGTGTTAAATATCGAAGTAAGTGAGATGCCTGAGTCTTTAGCTATGTCTCTCATGGATGCGTTGCCCTCCTTGTAGACTTTAAACAACATGGAGTCATACCAATGCCAGTTGTCCATCTCTTCATGTATTCTGATGTGTATTCTTTCAAGTGCTTCGTGTTTATCTAACTCGCAATCTTCATCTGCCACTCCTCTTACTTCGTCTAATGATAGAAACTGAACGCTACCCGTTTTGTTTATTTCGAATGCTCGGTTGCGAAGCATCATCCACATTAAAGCAATGTTTGGTCGTCCGTCTTTGAGTATCTTCTCCTCGTAGTTATACTTGACTATTCTCAGGTAAACATCCTGCACAACGTCTTCTGCGAGGTCTTGCTCTCCAAATGAACGGACTATCTTTACCCATTCTTTGTGATGGTCTGCTAATATTTTGAGTGCATCCATTGGTTAAATTCTAAACAAATATAAGACTAAATTCTAATCACGCAATAAAATTAAAAAAGCCACTCGCTAAAGTGGCTCTAAATTGTTTAAGTAAATCTCTCTGCTGACATAGTTATCTATCTTGTGTAAGGTTGATAAGGTTACGTCTTTGCCTTGTAGGAAGTTGTTGAGCTGAAACTGGTGCATCTTTAGTCCTTTGGCTTTTATGTCTTGGACTATTTGGTTTCGTGTTTTCACAAGCAATATTCTACATAGCTGCTTTCGGAGTGTTAAATCGTCAATGTACATATTAAAAAGGAAGGTCGTTATCAATACTATCTCCGATTGGCGCACGTTCAATTGGTGCTACATACGGCTCGCTGAATGATGCTGAGAAGAAACTTCCGTTTTTACCTTGCTTAACCCACAAAGCTACCTCCATCTCCTTGCCGTTTACGTTTACCTTTCCTTTGTAGTCAGGTTGTTTCTCATTCGTCTTTTTGTCGTTCTTAAAGATTGCTCCTGTGTTTGTTTTGTTTTCCATTATGTTGGGTTTATATGTTACTGATTAATGCAATTACTAAAGTAATGCTGATTACTGTTACGAGTATCATTGTGCCTATTGCTGCGTAGTATTCTCGTTCTTCATTTCTTTTTTTCATAGTGTAAAAATTAAATATCCAATTGTTATTCCTGCTAACAAATGCAGTAGTCGGTAGTAGTCCTCTTGGTTCATTGTTCATCGTTTACGATTTCTAATGTTCCATTGATTGAATAGCCAGTCAATCTAATCAACTGCTCGATGTGGTAAAGCAATTCCTCAATCTCCACATCCTCGTGGTCAAACTCATAGCTTGCTTTGTTGCCGTAGTGGGTTATTTCTATTTTCATTGTTCTTGTTGTTTAAAGGTTTTAGTTTCTTGAACCATATGTAAAGCGAGTGTCATATACTGCTTGACTTGTTCATCCGTGTTTTTGTCGCTATCCCATCC